CGTAAGATATGCGCTTATCGGTCTTTGCACAGATTCTGATCTGGTCAGCCAAATATACTGAGATCCCTTCGGATGAATCCAAGCGAGAATCCACATCAATGGCTCGTACACACCCGTCTGCATCTGGATTATGATCCGATTTTGTGGCGGAATGACGAGCATCACCCAGCCACCCATCAGAGGTAGAGCGACGATCTGGGTACCAGGTATCAATTTGTTCTCTTAACTGTGTACCAGCTGCGCATAGCCAGGGCTTCATTAGGATAGAAGTAGTCGTGCTTCCTCAGCTGTAATACCAAGTTTAGTTAACAATGCTGCTTTAGCAGTTGCCTTTGCTTCTGCTTGAGTTTTGCGTTCTAATTCTTGTTCAGCCCAAAGTTTTCTGTCTGCTAAAAATGCTTCTTTTTTTTCTCCAGTTAATTCAATTACTGTGTCGCCATCTTGGACTAGTATTTTTTCGTTATCTGATTTTGTCATTTTTTCTCCTAAATTTGATATCCATAGACAGTATATGTGCCAGTCATAGTTCCTGATGCTCTAATAATACTCATTGAGTCAAAAGATGTAGTGTTTGTAAATCTGCCACCGCCTGTATAAGTGGTAGTAGTTCCCAAAATACTGGTTTGAGTATATCCAGTCCTAACACTTGCAAAAGGATTAAAAACTTCAATACTGTAATAAGTGGGATTACCACTTGCAGCAAAACCAAAAGTAGTCCAAGAAGATTGAGTGAGGCCGCTGTTATAGTTTGCTAAGTTACTTGTATCATAATCAGCACCAACATTTGAACATTCATAATTACTGGTAGTGTTGTCTGAACCCGATGCTCTCAATCTTGCATTAAAATTAGCACCTGCTGAAACGGTACTTACATTTACTATAATTTTATAATTATCGTAAGTTGCACTAAATGTATTGGCTGGTAAAGAAAAACTGGAAACGGCACTAAAAGATGTACCATTAATTTTAGTTAAAGCACTGCTTGCAGCAGCCCCAGCAGCACCTTTAATAAATACAGCAGCGGATGTGCTAGTAAAATATAATGTACCGCTTTCATATTGTGCTAATGCTAATGATGCAGAAGTATTGACTGTGGCTGTGCCTGCTGTAATTGTGCAAACTCCTGCACCTAGATTTGTTATTTGCACTGTGTCGCCTGCTGCAAATAAAGCTGTGTTTACAGTTATTGTAGTTGCACCTGCATTAGACATAGAAATCGCTGTGCCAGCATCGGCGGCAACTAATGTATAACTTGCAGTCTTAGCAGACGCAGCACCGCCTAGCATGGCCGTCTGTTGAAGTGATAAAAGTTGCGCGGCCGTTAGGACCTGGCCCGTAGTGAACGATTGCTTTGCCATCTATACCCCTTAGTAACTTAGGACATTATAGTCTAAAGTGCCATAAATCGTGTCATTTAGGATAAATGCGTCTATGACTGGCTCTAATGTCGTGAACGTAGTGCGCCAACTATTCGGTGATATATTCATGCGTACACCGAAAATCTGTAATGTTTTTTCGAGGGTAGATCCGCCTGGCTGTGTAGTAATCACCTTAATCGGATCAAAAAAATCTAGGTCTAGGGCTGCAATAATGCCGGTATTGTAATTGTCTGTGTATAGGTCAAGCACTATGGAATCCACTCGGATGCTGGTCTCAGCTCTACTAGCGACATAAGCTTGGGCGTAATCTAGGGCTACTGCATCGGTTTCCATAAGTAGGTTGTCTAAAAAGTAACTGTGTAAAAAATACTTATCTATGCTGTCTTGATTCAGGGCTACCTGTGCTGTGCCACCTGTCCTAGTAATAGTGGCTTTGTTGAATATAAGCACATCGTTAAGAATCCAACTGGCATCAAAGTAATCTATACCTGTGCCGTTATCTGCAAAAACTGTAGGTGTTCCGCCGATAGATCCAGCGGTTACGTTGCGATCTTGGAATACAAAATTATTATCGGCACTTACATAAATAGCACCATATTCAGAATTGGCTACTGTAAATAGTGCTTGTAATGCTGTGCGGTTAGTGCCTGGGTCTGCTTGCATAGTAGTAAGACCTGCATCAATATCTCTTTGTGATATTGGCCAGTCAATTTCATCTAGTATTTCGTTAATACGTGTGCCTGATAAGTCGCCTGAAGTTGCACCTGTGACTGTGCTGATCTGTGCTAACTGCGCTAATCTGAATGCATCTACAGCTTGTATAGTCGTTATTGCTACATCTTCACCAGACTCACCTGGATATGTAGTCACGTAGCTTGTTATAAAGCCTGAAAATATAGGATAAGTTACTGATGAGTAGGTTGCAGTAATCTGCACCTTCTTCATAGGCGTTAATAAATTATAATACGGGCCTGTAACATTTTGCGGATTGAAGTCGCCATTCTGATCTACTATGCGTAGTGTAAGTGAGCCTGTCTGGAATTGATCTGATAGTGCAGTACGGCCACGATTAGTCTCTATTCGATTAACCCGATTAGACACATCTACAATTACATCTGCTGCATCTGCCAATACGTTTGTGTCTAGTATGCCTGTATCTAGGATTATAGCCTGAGCAAAACTAGGGCCAGTACTAAAGTTAATTATTGCATTTATTACAGGTATTGGCATTAGAAGCCTTGACCTGCCGGTACTGTGCTATATCCATTCTTTGTAGCAATTTGTATAGATTCTGCTATGGCTTGACTTAATCTATCACCAGCATTAGCAGTGTTTACTGTTACTACAATTTCCTGTGGTGCAGCATTTGATCTACTGCCTGGCGTAAATCCAAGTGCTAATCCTAATTGCATTCCCTCTGCACTTGACGCAAAATTAGGGTTATTTATAGAAGTGTTTGCAAGGTTACCTATGCGCCCACCTGCGCCATCTATGATAGTACCGCCTGCACCTATCTGTGATGGACTAACGCCAAAGCTAGTTAGTAATGCTCTAGTAGCCTCACTTAATGCATAAAATTGTGTTGTTAATTCTACTGTGGCTTTAGTGCCTTCCATCTCGGCTAGTAATTTCTTAGCCAAAGCTTCGTTATTATCTAATATCGCTAACTGTGCTTTAAGACGTAATTTAGTTTCGTCATCTGTAGCAGCGTTAAGTGCAGCCGCTAACCCTATGCGCTCTAGGTCAAACTTGTCTCGTAGTAAATCTACGGCAGTTTTTTTCTTTAGTAGATCATTTTCTTGCTTACGTAAAGACACACCAGTCTTAATCTGTGTAACTTCTTGCTTTAGTAACATGGCTCTACTTGTGGCTGGTGATAATCTAGGTGCGTTCATATCAGACTTACGTAGGAACTTGCCGCCTACTTTTACGCTTGCATTAGGATTAAGTAATCCGATTACATCGCCTACAGTCCTAAATGCGTTGCCTATCTTCTCAGCTGCATTAACCATCTTTACAGTAAATGTATCTATATCGTTACTGCCAGATAGTGCTGCTATGGCATCTAGTAAGCCCTTGCCTATTGCCTCTTTAGATTCATCTACGGCTACGGTTAATTTAGCCATACTGCCTGCATAGCCTTCTACAGCTGCTGCGGCTTGACCTGCAAAGTTAACGTTAAGTGTGCGCTGTACTTCTAGGAAAGATGCTGACTTTAATTGTGCCTTGCTTAGTCCTACGCCTAACCTGCCTAGTGCTGCATTATCGCCTAGGTATGCTTTAGATAGGCTAGTAGATACAGCTGTGAGATCCTTGCCAGTACCTGCTGAGACGTTTAGTGCAGTCTCAAATAAACTCTGTGCCTTAGCGACATCTTTAGTTACTATCAATAGCCTCTGGAAGCCCGGAATTAAACTTTCATCTACTATGCCAAATTGCAGCGATAATTTCTTTAGGTAATCTTCTATGCCTGGCTGCTCAAACTCTAAGCCTAGGTTGCTGACTGTAGTGCGTAATTTAGCGGCTGCCTTTTCTGATTCTATAAATGCGTTGACTGCATTTCTTCCAAAATTTGCTAAGGCTGCAGCTGCAAAAACTTTAGTAAACGTCTTACCTAATTTTTGCGCTTGCTTATCAAATGCAGATATTTCTTTCTTACCCTTTTTTAAGGCTTTGCCGTTAAAGGTAGCAATAGCCGAGACGACTACATTGGCCATTAGGCTGCCTTCTTAATCTCTGTAGATTTGTTAAATTGTATAGCCGTTGCGTTTATGGCTTGTAGTATCGCATCGTAAACTTTAGGACTATCTTGTGCCCAAGCCTTAAATATAAGTCTGCCTTTAGTTTTCTTACCACCACCACGTATGCCTTTAATCTTAGGCTGTGATGTAAGTTTACCCATAGATGTTACAAACTGATAACCTGCAAACGGATTATTAGATGCGTACTCTCTTGTAGATTTATTATAAGTATATTCTCTAGCTCTTCTAGTACCCTCAAATCCTTGCACTGCGCCTACAGGTGAGTTAGGTGTGCCGGGATTTATCTGCTGAAATGGCGCACGACCTTGTGGGTTATTACGGCCTGCAGTCTCATATATGCGACCAGCTGCGCTAACGTTGTAAACGTAGTTGCTAACCTTAAATCCATTACTAAATGTTTTATTTTCGCCAGGGTTATAACCAATACCTGCTTTAACAGTAGCAGCATCATATTTTGGAAACGGGCGATAGTTAATTGCTGGGTTAGGTGCTTTACTCCAGCCTGATAACACGCTGCCGTTACCCGGCACAAATCCTTGTGCTTTACTTGCTACGCCACGCATTAAAGGATCTATAGCAGTCCTAATCTTTTGACGCATATCTTCATCAATAAACTTTAAACCTTTAAGGACATCTTTAACGCCTACGACTTCGACTGCTGGCATTTTTGATCTCCTTTGCTCTATCGCCAAGTACCTGCACGATTGCTCGTAGCATTTCTGAGTCCATATTAATAAACTCACTAGGCGCGATCCCTAGCTCTACAGATAAACTTGCTATCGCGTAGAGCGTAGAATCACGCTGTACTATTTTTTTTCTTCGTCTAATACCTCGACAGTTTCTAAGCTGTCAATAAACTCAATACCAAAAATAGGTACAGTTACGTTAGCCCTACGCAAGCACTCATGCGCTAAGAAGTAAATCTCAGTCTGCCGTTCGTGGTCACGTAGGACTTTACTAATTCCTGCGCCATACTTTAACTCAAAAGCGTACTCGACACCCGGCGTAATCTTGTGTTCAGATACTTCGCCGTTAGCCCTTGTTATCTTTAGCTTTGCCATTATTACTCCTTAAGCTGTTACGTCAACTACTATAGGGCTTTGGCAGGTAAATGTAATTGACTGTGTGCTTATGTCGCCCACTGCGCCGTTTACATCCTGAGTATTGTTTACCAATACTGTTGTTTGATACTCTGGGTTAGTTGCACTAATTACAGCAGAAGTCTGCTTAATTGTTAGTGGCACTGTAGTACCCCATGCTGCCTGAAGTGTTGCGTTTACGTTAGCTGCTGCTGTGTCATTTAAGAAGTCAATAGTGATAGTGCTGGCTTCTAGACCCTTTGCAAATCGGTGCGCGGTATCCCCCATTGCTGTTACTTCTAATTCATCAAATGAGCGGTTAATTGTTACGGCTGTTACGTGATCGCTTAGAGCGACACTGTTCAGCGTGACAACAACGCCATTACTTAGATAGATTGCCATTATTCGTTGTCCTCATCTTTCTTAGCCGCTGGTCGTTTAACCGCTGCTGGTTGGTCGGTAATCTGGCCTATTTTGACCAGAAAGTTATGCTCTTCTTCTGTTAATCCTTTATAGCTCATGTTAACTCCAACTCGTTAGGATTGATACTGTTATCTCAGATACAAGCAAGTCGCCACTAGCTGCGTTGACTATAGCAGGTGCTGAAATAGTAGATATGTTTAATGTGAGACTTGATGCCGCTAATTTAGTTACTACTGCTAATATAAAGTTTTCCATGCCTGCTAAGTTGCCTTGGTTGTCAAATGCTGGTGTAGTCATAAGAATCTTAAAGTTTGCTAAAGGTGCAATAGTTATGTAGTCATTATTGCTAGGTGTTAAATAAGGATCACCAGGGGTAACTACTACGCTGTTAGCCAGTAGTGTTGCCGGTGGGAATGAGAAGGTTGACCACACGCCTGCGTTTGCTAAGTCTGTTGCAAGTGTGCTGCGTAGTGTGGTTATTGCAGCTGGCATTAGCCGACCAGTGAGTTAGGACTAGAATACGGTTGGATGAGACCACGCACTCTGTTAATCAGCTGATAACCCATCCGATATGGGCTTGCAGTGATCCCATCCATACCTACCCCACCAGTCTGGCTAACTTGACGGCTTTGCCAGATGTCAACAGCCACGATCATCGCAGCCTCTCGTATGGCAGGGGTCGCAGTGTAAGCCTGTGCTTTATGCTCTGGGCCAAGGGCTCGGCCGTATGGTTTAATAAAATGGAAGTTATCGTCTGCAGAAACTTTTGCGTATTGAATAAAGCTGTAGCCGTTAGGGTATGAACTAAGTGCGTATGTACTCCAAAACATTGTGCCGATTGAAGCGGGCACTGTAGTACCTGGAAATGATCCTGTTAATGTGTATGTGCCGTTATACGTTGCACCACAATTAGACACTGTTATTGATTGACCTGTAGTAAATATGCCAGGATTTGATAATACTAAAGTTGCTACGTTATTGCTAATAGATGAAGCTACTACTGGGGCATCGTTATGCCATAAATAACCCTGTATTAAATCTTCTGCCGATTGGCAGCACTCTTCCACTGTAGCGTCACTGTATAAAGTGCCAATACCTAAATTACTGCGTAACTCTGCCATTGTTACCATCGCAGCGGCCATAGTGTCCTCTCTTAAAAAGCTCCCTAGGGCTAGGGCTACTAAACCCTAGGGATTATTAAATTAACTAACTTATTAGGTTAGGTTGAAGCGACGAACGCCACCAGCGACTAATACACCAACGGCCATGTAGCCATATAGTGCTGTTTCGATCTCGCCAGTTGCTGGCTGATTTACAGATAGTCTTAGAATTGGTGACTCGTAAATTGATACTGAAGATGGAACTACAATAAATGCAGACTCATCGATAGTTGTTGACACTGCGTTTGGATCTACGTATAGATCTAGACCTAATACGTTACCACGTAGTGATGTTGGTTGTGCAGCTCCTGCATTGTTCATTGGATTAGCAGCGTTGTAAATTGGGCGACCAGTTGTATCTGTTGCGCCTAATAGTAGTGACCACTGTGATGTACCAGCGATGTAACGTGTTGCTAACTCACCTGTTGCAAGGTATGCAGCTGGTGCTTGTGTAGATACGTAGGAAATAATTCCTGCTGAATCTGCTGCTACTGCTGTGGCTTGTGTACCGCCTGCTGTTAGTGCTGCAATAACTGCTGCATCTGTTGCTTTGTTATAAGCACGTGTCATGTTATCAAGCATGGCTGCAAAGAACTCTGGTGAGCTGCGCTCTAAGATTTCTAAGCTGTAGCGTTGTAGTCCAGCATACTTTTTTACAGTTAGGTTTACGTATGAAGATACGATACCTGTCTCTGAAGGTCCTGCTGCTTCTGCAGTCTCTGCAACTGTTCCTGAAGTAGTGATCTTTGGTACTGAGATTGTCATACCTGCAGCTGGTAATGCACGTGATCCGATTGCATCTACTGCTGGGCGTGATCCAATAAGTGTATCTACTACTGTAGGTACGAATTGTGTTGGGCTAAATGCTGGGTTAGTAGTAAATGAATCATCTGCTGCAGTTAAAAACTTAGCAACGTCTGCTTCTGCTTTCATTACCCACTGTGCTGATTCATTGTTACCTAATTTTGCTTTGATGCTGTGTTCTAGCATGTGAGCTTGTGTTCTAATTGGTGAGCGAGGCTCTGTATAGAATGATGCACTTATTGTTGGGCGTGCAGCCTCTACTGGAGCAACCTCTACCACTGGTACTGCTGTTGGCTCGGTGGTGTTGTCCACTTGTGCCTCACTTTCCGTAGTTGGTTGGATTGTTGCATCCGCTTCGCCTTCGCTAGCGGCAACTTTAGTTACTTGTGCTTCTGTAAATGCTGGTGACTCTACAAGGCTTACTTCTTTAAGCGTTGCTTTAGTTACATAAATATAATCTTTTTTCTGTGATGATTTAATTACATCTACGCCTACAGACATACCAGATATAAGATTTTCTTGTGCAAGCGTCAAAGCGTCTGAGCCTTGCATGCTGGCACTAATTTTAAAGCTAGCGTAGATACCATCTTCTTCTTCGTTAAATCTTTGCATACGGCCAATAGGCTTATCGTTGCGGTGTTGCATAAGCATCTTAATCTTGCCAGGGTCGCCTACATCTATTGAGCCTTTAGCAAAGACTACTTTGCCAACACTGGTGTTACCAGGTGTTTCAAACGGCACAATTTTGCCTGCAATAACTCTGCGCTCACTGTCTGCGCTTTCTATTTGACTACTAAATGTAAGAATCAATTTGAATCCGCCCATGTTAAGACTGCAAAAGTAAATGATGGGGTAGTACCAGCGATTGTGCCAACTACTCTTAACTGATCGGTAAATGCAGTAGTTAATCTAATTACTTCTCGTGTAACGCCTGTTGCTTGTGTAAATGTAGCAATAGTATTCCAGTTTGTGCCATCTACTGTGTCCTGCACTACCACGTCTAAGGTAGGTAATGTGCCGCTAGCTGCTGTAACGTTTAATTGCATTACTAATAGTCTTGCTGCAGATAGGCCTTTAACCGCTGTGCCGGTAACTGTCTCAGTACGAGCAGCTGACGCTAGTAGTGTTACTGTGCTAGCAGGTATATTGGCTTGTTGTATATCACTCATGCATTTTCTCCTTTTGCGCTGTTGATGTACTCAGCATCGCCGCTTTGATTTCCGTTAGGTGTTAGGTCTTCCATTTCTTTTGCTTGCTCTAGGTCTATAAGTCCTAGGGTTAACATCTTTTCTATTGTTTCTAGTCTTGCTTTATCATCTGATCGTAAAAACGTTTCGCTAATATTGAAGCGCACAGTGTGGCCGTTAGCAGTTATGTCATTCATGCTTAGTCTGTCCTCGATAGCACAAATATAAGGCTGTAGTGAATAGGCTACAAACTCTTTACGGCCATCAATTATATTCTGATAAGTCATGCTGTTATTCATATCTGCACTTATGTAATATGCAGGTACGTTCATAGCACGTGCAATTTGTGTTGCTAAATATTGTGATGCTTCGTTATACATCATATCTTTAGGACTAAAACCAACAGTCTCATAAGATAATGTGCTAGTTAAATATGCAGTAGATCTTGATTGACGTGCTTGCTTCCAAGCTGCTAATAATCCTTGTACTTGTGACTCTGGCATATCTGCACCAGTGTTTTTTAAGAATCCTGTTGCCATCGGTGTCTGTGCTGCTACAGCTGCAGCCTTTTCTAAATCTAATGCGCTTTGTATTGTGCGACCTGCTGTTTGTAGTACACCTTGTGTTAATCCTTGGAAAGTGATAAGACTTCCGACACCTGACATCGGTAATTTTTCATTATCTAATGTGTAATATAAAACTTCTGTACCTAATGGATTTAATTGTGCAACTACTCGTGTGTTGTTAATCCACTCAAATCGTGATGGTCTTAAATCATCTGCATATACTTCTGTAACACGCCAATATGCAACACCGTAAAATATAAGACTATCGACAGTCCACGAGATAGTGACGGATCGTGGCTGTCGAATATCTGGTTGCTCGCACCAGAGTGGCTTCGCTAATTCTTCGCCTGTAGATTTTCTATACAGCTCTAATGGTAAATATCCTATAACA